TTTCTTAGGACCATATTTCTTACGGCCTATAAATGCTGCAAGAGCTTTAGGATTTTTTGCTCCACGTTTCTTTAGTTTCGTTGTCAGGGCTTTGAATCTAGCCCCACTCCCTAGTTTTGGTTTACGTTTCTTTGGTGACTTCATGATCTGTTGTCCAGCACTAGACCTATTAATCATAACTATTATCGACTACCTGACCACCCGTCATGCGATAAGTAATGGGTCCACCTTTTTTATAACCTTTTATTCTACCACCACCCATTTTTTTTTCAGAACCTTCACCCTTACTAACTATTCTTTTCCCATACATTTTTTCTCCGCTTTTCTTTTTAGCCATTATAATGATCCTTGTTGTAAAGTATCAGGACCACCAGCAGGTGATGCAGCAACTGCCATATCATCTTGTCGTGTCCTTCTAGCTTGGTTTCTAAGTGTAGTAACTGCTGCTTGATATTGTGATTGCCATGCAGTAATATTACTCCAATCTTTCATATACATTGTTGCTTCTATCATTGTTGCATAGAATAAAGCATCATAACAATAGTTACTAAAATAATTTTGTGTTGTAACACTTGTTCCTGTAGCCGAAGCAAGAGCTAAAGGTTGTGAAGCTGTTTGTACTTCTCCTGTTACAGTAGATGCAGGAGTTGGTACAATAAATATAGAAGTATTATTTTTACGTGCATAGTAACGAGGTGTACCTGTAGAAGCACTCACAGGCCAGTAGTCATTACAATATTCGATTGTTCTTTGTAACAGATTTGTTTTAATACTGGAGGCACTGGTTGTAAAGTTTACATTACGAACTATACGTACCCTGTCTCCAAGACTTACAACTGCATTACCAGCCGTAAGCGTAATAGCAGTATACTCATCCAGACCAGCATCATCAATGTCTTTGGTCAGGCGTAATTCTGCCCTGCTAATGAAATTAGGTATCTCATTAGTAAATTCTGTGCCATCATTTTCAGTCGTATTAATAATGGCTGATTTTAAATCTGCATAGGTTGCCATGATTAGCCTACGAATGCAGTTAATACACATCCATCAGTAGGACCAGATACACTGACAACACCATAAACAGGAACTCCAAGTTCCCCCATATAAATGTCAGTTGCTTCATTGGCAGCTACCTGAAATTTAATTGCAGTACCTTCTGCTGTTTTATTGGTAATCTGCCTTTGCCCTTTAATTGAATAAGAACCAGCAGCACTTGCTACAGCATGTACAGCTAAAATACGAGTTGTTGTAGGTTGTGGGCTATCACCAGCACCATTACTCCCTACAGTTGTATCGTCTTCTACATATGTAAGAACTGCATCACCTGTTGCAATTCCAACTTTAATATTTGTTGTCATGATATCTCCTTATAAGTATGAGAGGAGTAGCATTATACTACCCCTCTCTACTATAGTTGCATTAGCCAGCGGAACCGAAGAACCCACGCCAATCAGAGACACCGAAGCTATAACGCTCCCTTGCCTTGAAACGAAGGTTTCCAGTATCGAAGTCAGGCTCCATCTTGGTCTGAAGCGGAGAACGAATGAACATTTTTGTTCCATTCGGTGCATCAGTTTTAACAAACCACGCATCAGTATCAGTGAAGCGACGGTTGATGAAGTAGCCTTCAGGCACCATACCCATATTACGAACAGCATTGATAGCATTCGTGTTAGGGTTGGCATCTGCTGCACTGGTTCCCGTATTACCGGGGCTGCTGAGTACCTTGTCAGCAACGGCCCAATAGTCAACAGGGATGTGCAAAGAAACAGCACTGGCACCAATCAGAATACCACGATCATCTTTGATCTTCTGAATAGACGTTAGTGCAGTTTCAAGAGTTGCTTCTGATAGGTCAGACGCAGCCAAAAGGTTGGACTGATTACCATCAGAAATAGTTGGGTGAGCCGCAGAGAAGAATGCAGCACCATCACCAATAGTATCAGAGAAACCATTGTTGAAAATGTTTGCAGCTTTCACCTGTTTGGTATTTGCCATTGCTCGTGCAAGACCTTTCGCACGAAGTTTAGCAAACGTGTCATACAGGTTATCTTCCATTGCTTCTTCTGTAACAGCAAAGGCAAGAGCTACAGTCTCAGCCGTATAACGGGCCGTGTAGCTTTCCTGTGCGTCATCATAAGAAACTGCGGAACCCTCACCTTTAGTAGGTGCAGTACCGAAACCAGTGAAGAGTACTTCTTCTTCAAAGGCACGATCTGAGTTCTCAATTTCAAAGAGAGGCTCATGCTCATTGTTCACCTCTCCATACTCCATTCCAAATACGGCATTAAGACCGGGAAGGAGTTCTTTACTAATACTAGCTCTATTTATAGCCATAATAAATCCTCCCTATTATGCCGAAGAAGCCGTAGCCGTTACATAGCGATCACGGTGCATATTCAACCAGACCTCTACGATTGGATAAGCATCAGAATCCTTCTCATCAGGATACTTGGCTTTACCAACGACTCGTACTTGCTTTTCGGATTCAGCACCACTTGCACCATCTACGTAATAACTGGATTGACCAGTAGTTGTATTACCAGATGAAGCAGTAGAACTGACGGTTACGTTATAGTTCTTGACAATCGCCAACTCTGCAGCCGACAATGACAAGGATGCTTGGATGTAATAAGTCTGATCAGGATCAGTTATTACAAAAAATTTAATATCCGTGGCACTCGTTCCACCGTTCCAATAACGTGCGAACTTTTGCTCTCCATTTTCAACATATTGACATCCCATGAAAACACCAGAAGGTTTAAGAGTACCTGCAACATATGGTGAAATAGTTGCAAAGTTAGCTCCCGGTAAAACCACAGGGTCGCCAGTAAAAATGTTGTTGGTGGGTGAACCTGTCATGCCAGTTGAAGTCAACGTGATCATGTCAGTTACAGCCTCATTATTATAGGCACCACCTTTTTTACGAGCAGGAATGAAACCACGAAATGCTTTAGTAGTAGACATTGTTTCATCTCCTTATTTATGAAGAAGACTAATTCTGAAAAGAAGGTCGCCTTCCTCTTGTTGTTACTGATTTACTTGTGTTGGAGATAGGCATACGAGAATCAGAGTTTTTCATGAGTTGTGCATTAACTGCATCCATCATGTCATTCGCTTTATTCTCATAGAACTTTCTCCTAGCCTTTACCTTACCTGCTGGCATCTTTGCCAAAGCCAAGTCTCCACGACAGACTGTACCAAGGTATCGGCCCTCGTCCCTCACGAAGGACGTAACAGCTAATTCAGGAACTTCATCAGGAGTTACAAAGACCCAACCTGCTTGTTGTTTTTTACCAACATTAGCAATGTCATCTTGACCTTTTAACGATATACGTATCCAACGAAGGGCCATGCCTTCATTGTCAAAACGTGCTTGTACCACATCTGGTATGGTGAGGGCATCGGGTTCCTCAAAGGTCCATTCTTCTTCTCTTGTATTCTGTTCTCTCAAACTGTCACTACGTGTTTCATTTCGTGTTGTATTCATTTTGTTCTCCCACGCTACTATTTATAAACATCTGTATACTCACCATCAGCTTTTGCTACTTTAAGCTTTTGGGCCGCATACGTTTCAAGAGGTATATTCCATTTCTCAGCTAATCTCATATCTTCTTGCGTGAGCTTAACTTTGTTTTTAGAACTCGGAGAGGAGCGAGTACTCCCCGATACCACTTGAGCAGGACTTGACGTAGTTTCCTGCACACGTTCTTGAACTTCTCCAAACTTATGTGGAAAAGTATTTTTAATTCTGTTATCAATTTCTTGATAAAATTCATTATCACTTGGATTGTAGCCTTCATTTTTTAATTCTGCATCTATTGCTAATGCAGCAGCAGTCATAACATTATCTTTACCAAACCATTCATTAGATTCTGCCCATTCCTCTGCTTTTGGATCAACCGCTGGTTGCGGTATTTGTTGTTGCTGTTGTACTGGTTGAGCGACAGGTTGTTGATTCTGACGTTCATAATTAGCTTTAGCATTGGTAACTTGTTTTAAATCATTCTGAGCTTCATTTAACATTTCTTGAGCATTGAGAAGTTTTTCTTTTTCTCCTTCATCAAATGCTTCTAAATAAACTGCTCTTGCCAATGCTATCTTATCTGTTAATTGTTTTTCAGAAATATCAAGAGTATGTTTACTTATATTTTTTACTTCATTTTCTCTAGTCTGAAGTCTTTGTGTTAGTTCTTCATTCTGCTGCATAATAGCAGCTAGTTGCTCTTCTTTTTCTTTTCTTTGTCTAACAAGCTGCCTAATTCTTTTTTGCGCTCCTGAAGTTTCAATTCCCTCAAGTTCTTTAGGTTCCTCTTCTTTTATTTCTGGCTGTGCTTCTTTTTTTACTTCTTGTTCTACTGCCTTTTCTTCAATTTCATATTCAACTTTATCTTCATCTTTGGTATCAGGTATTTCTACCGTACCCCAATTATCTTCTTCTGCCATTATATTCTCCGTTGTTTACGAGACAAACGCCTTACGTATAAATTAATTACTATACTATTATACCATACTTTTTGCTTCAATGCAAGTTATGTTTATCCTTTTCCTAAATTAAATGTCGGATCAAGGTCTTTAGGATCATCTATTCGCATAATTATTTGATCATCAAAAAGTAATATTAGTCTAACACCTTGATAAAAAAGTTTTGTACCAGCATGTTTTCCATAACATACATAGTCTCCTACACTACACCAAGAACCGTTAGGAAATTTATCTACATCTTTGTAGGCTAACTCACCTAATCCTATTACTTCACCTACTGTTGTGAGATAACTAATATCATCCTTGGTAGAATCTGGTATAAATATACCTCCTTTTGTTTTACTCTTTACCGATACTGGTTTTATTAACACATGAAAGCCCGGTAATACTGGTAAACTTTCAATATCTTTTTCTTCTGCATCAATCCACTCATCGTTTTTTAACGCATTACCCATTTGTACTTGTCTCATCTAATCCTCGTTATACATCCTTTTCTTTACAATTTCAGTTAAATTAGTTCTTGCCCAATCTAAACCTTGTATAGAACCTACAAGTTGTCTATAATGGGCAAAGTCTTCTGCAGCACCATCACCCAATGATGCTTTTAATCTTTCAATTTCATTATTAAACTCTTGAATAATCTCATCCCAAATTTCCATTGAAATTATAACTATTCTTTTTTAGTGCTTTTCTTTGGATTAGGCATCTCATAAGATTCCTTATCCCATTCATTTAAGGCACTACGCATACTACGTGGACCCCAAACATCTTGTTTAAATGGATCACCAAAACCTTTGGAAGTATTCTTTACATGCTCTGGATAACCCTTACCCTTCTTCATCATGAGTCTTCTCCTTTTTTCATTTCTTCAATTGCAATACGTGACAATGTATTAAGCTTAGTATTCTCTATATCTTTATCATCTTTTAATTCTTCAACTTTAAGTTTACCAAGATTATTAAGTGCTGTAATTTCTTTCTTGGATTCTCTATCTGCTTCAGCCTTCTCACGCTTAAAGTTATCAGAAGCACCAGACTCAATCATATCAAGTATCTGTTCATTCTCTTTAAGTTCAAGCTCTTTTGTTTTAAGTTCAAGTTCAGCAGCATTAACAACCGTATCAGATTGTAGTTTCTGTTGTTGTAGTTTAACCTTCTCTTGTTCAAGCATAACAAGCTGCTCTTCTGGTGTAGGTGGTGGTGGCTGTTGATTGGCTTGCATAACTTTCTGTGCAGCCTGTGCCATAGCCATTTCAACAATAGCAGGTTGATCTTGTTGATCCTGTGGAACTTGTTGTAATTCTTGAGATGTAACACCATTCATTTGTTCCTGATACTTCATTACAGAATGTTCTTGTACATTAGATTCAAGAACAGGTTTAATTCTAGCCATAATAGGATTAGCACCATTAGCAGGATCTTGAAGATAAGCCATCTTTACCTGTATATGGGCATCATGATTCTGTGCAGGAAAAGCTGCAATAGGTAAACCTTTGGTTACTGCCATGATATCAGATACAGGATCAAGCGGTTGTGGCTCAATCTTGGGTGGCAATATCTGTTCTAGGTTAGGCATATTGGCTGCATTGAGAATAGTTCTATTGAGTTCCTCAATGTTAAACATTCCCGGTGGGGATTGCTGTGCCATTTGCAGAGCCATATTTGCCAACATCATACGATGAGCATTAGAAGGAATGTTAGGATCAGAGACAGGTATAATATCTACTCGTCCATCAAAATCAGCTTTAAATATACTACGATCTTCAAAGGGTACTTCATATGGATATTCATCTGGTAGATAATCATAATCTATCTGTGCCAGTATTCTAAATTCATCTTTCTGTGACTTGTGTAATCTTTTATGAACTGCAGAGAAGAACTTACTAGAAGCTTCCAGCAATGCCATTGTTGTACCCACGGGTCCATAGGAGGCAGCATCAGAGATAACTTGCTCAGTACTATCCGCAAACTTCTGACCAGCAGCAGTTACGAACCCAAGCATCTGGAAGAGCGTTGAGGAAGGCTCTTTATAGGGCAGGGGAACTATAGCCCTAGATAAATCAATACCAGTTGCTTCGACCTCCTTGAACTCGCCGGGGGCGATAGGATCATTGTCGCCAACCATCCGCACTCCTTTGGCCTTAAATCCTCCCGGTAAATTAGCAAACTGTCCTGCATCAATTAAGGAGCGCATCGCAGCAGTTGCCGACATGGTGAGATTACCAAGGAAATGGATCAGGCCCAATCCATAGAATCCAAAGCCCGGTACAAACCTGTAATGAACGAAATGACTTCGCTTTTCTTTGTTTGGATCGTCCTGCTTGTAGTTTCTACGAATACTTAAAACTTCTCTTGACTGTTCTTCTACAGTCACAATGTAAGGGCATGGCACACCTTCTTCTTCAATATCAAGATAACAATGCTGTTCCAGTATAACATATTGTGGATCAGAATCATATGAAGGTGTAATTCCCAGAATATTATCAATCTTACTTGCAAATCCACTTACTGAAAGCTGTGATGGTGCTGGAAGATCAATATCTTTATAGACACCAGCCATCATATCCAGTTTCATATCTACTGGACTTTTATGTATTACATGTGTATAACGATCTGCATTTCTAAGATCACTTGCGTAGTAAGACACATAGAACTGGTCTATTGGTATAAATTCTGATACAGGCCGCTTTAGTGTTGAACTATAATAAATCTTTTTAAATGCTGAACCTATAAGTGGAAGATGAAAAAGCATTCTTTCAAATTCATCAAAATACTCTGGCATCTGCTCAGTAAGCTGAAAGTTCATAAAGTTCTGAACTCTATTGGACTGCATTTCTTTTTCTGGTGTAGCTGCACCAAGTATCTGAGCCTTGACAGGACCAGAAGAAGGAAATAATTCTTGCGTAGCTTTTGATTGAAACTTAACAGCCGACTCAATTAGAAGAGGATGTACAGCAGTACACGCACCTTGAAATGGTTCTGAGCCTTCTTCCAGTTTTAGACCAAGCAGATCAAAACCTCTCTCAAACATAGACTCCCATTCAGCCCTGCTATCTTTATCTGCATTATAATTTTCTATAACATCAGAAGATATTTCTTGAAGAATTTCTTCATCTATATTTTCACTTAGATCACCATACCACTCACTAATTTCTTGTGAAGGTTCCATCATAGCTTCTTCTGAAGAGAAGTCTACAATAACACCACCATCAGTAGGATCAATCTCAATAGATACATTGGACTGTTCTTCAGGAACCATTGCAATAATATTGGTTTCTGTTTCAGGAATCATATCAAAAGGATTACGTTCTGTTGCCATTATTTAATTCCTATAAAGTACATTGCGTATTCCACCACCACCTTTTGCAAAGGCTTGATCAATTTCTTCTTCATCAAATACTGACCAGCCATCATCTTCTTCTTCTTCTTCTATAATAGGCTCTGGTTCTGGTTCTGGTTCTGGAGGAGGTGGGGGAAGTTCATTTCTTACTCCACCAAGCATACCAATAATGCCTTCATAAGTTGATGGATTTCTATCTAATCCATAAATTGAAGCTAGTTGTGCTACATTATAGGGACTAACATTACTGGCACCACCATAATAATCTTCATTAAAAGTATTAATTGCACTGGATGCACCTCCAATATCAACAGGTAAATAGCTTCCCATTGTTTCACGGGCTAAGTTTTTTCTATATTCTGCTAATTCAAAGGGATCTGAAGAAGTAGGAGGAGCAGTCATAGAAGGTCTATTCATTGGAAAATCAGGAACAGTATACTTGCTAGGCTGTCCTAGTTTTTCAAGATATAGTTCCATTGCTGATTTTTCTTTTGCCTGACCACCTTCATTTCTATAAACCATACCACCTGCTGATCTATATTTTAACATATCTTCAACAGCAGCAAGATTTGCTTGACGGCGTTTTTCTTCTTCAATTTCTGCTCTTACTTTTTCTAAAATATCCCTTCTACGATCGGCTTCAGTTTCCGTTTTAGGACCAAGAGAATATTTTCCAAGAGAATATTTTCCAAGAGAATATGTATCACTGGGTTGTGCAGCAAAAGCATAACTAAGATCAGCAGGTGATAATGCTCTACCGGGTTCTCTTGACCAAGCCATACCAATATCATCAGGTGATAATGCTCTACCGGGTTCTCTTGACCAAGCCATACCAATATCATCAGGTGCTAAGTCTCTACCTTGTTCTCTTGACCAAGCCATACCAATATCATCAGGTGCTAAGTCTCTACCTTGTTCTCTTGACCAAGCCATACCAATATCATCAGGTGCTAATGTAGTTACTGCAGTTTGTGCTGGACTAGTACCTAAAGCTATTGCAGTTTGTGCTGCACTTGGACTAAACTCACCAATACCTGCACGACCTGAAAGATTTTTATCAGAACCAGCTAATCTAGAAAGTGTTTGACTAGTTGAAGGATTTCTTGAGAATGCACTAACTAAACTATCTTTTGCTTTACCAAACAAACCACTAAGACCACCTAGTTCATCTATAGTTTTACCAAGTTGTATTGTTGGACTAAGTTCCATAGCAGCTTTACCTAGTTGTCCACCAAGCGCACTCCACTTATCAGCACCTGTATAGGTATAGTTACCAAATTTATCCACAGCTACTTGTGCATCAAGGTCTTTAGCTGCAAGTTCTTTATTTAGTGCCGCAGCATCTCTTTGATTTGATATATCAATAGAACGATCAAGCTTATCAAAATATCCTAAGTCTTGTCTTTCATTATATCCAATTAAACCTAAATCTTCTAATTTATCTATTTCTTCCATAGATAAACCTATACCACCATCAATATCACCAATAGCTTGTCCAGATAAATTTGCAGAAGCCATATCTGCAGCAGCTTGTCCAGCACTTGCTTGAGCTTCAGGATTTGCTCCTGCTGCCGCCGCTGCCGCTGCTGCTGCATCTGCTGCTGCCATTGCCTCTGCTGCTTGATCAGCAGTTAAACCAGTATCTTCACCATAACCTTGTGGATCACCTTGTATCCCTTGACCCATAGATGGACCTGCTTTTTCTCCTGTAATTTGACCAAGTTCTGCATCATCCCTATCTCTAGCAGTTTGGGTATTATTACCATCACCATCAGGACCATCACCATCACCACCAAAGCAGCAATGTTGAAGTTCATATTCATTGAAGTAGTTTAACCACGGCTGTTTAGCAGGGCCATCATTCCACATTTGTTTTTTAAATTCTTTCAACATTATTCACCCTATTGCTCCCCAACCGTTTAAAATTAACTTTATTTGGTAATCCTAATTTTTTTCTTAGGTTATCCAATCTCTTAATTGCAATACGTGTACCACCAAAAGGACATATCACATCTATCAACCAAAGGTTATCTCCACTGTTCCAATCATATGGTTGAATTTTTCTTGTTTTATTTTTATAACCTTCTTCAGCTTCTTCTGGTAACATTGCCCAACTTGCATAACAGAGTGGAACTTCTTCATCTACATATATTCTGTATTGGTTTAACTTTAGTGGTGGTATAACCAATCGCTGTATATCTTTTATAGTCCAGTTCTCATGTTTGTTAGACAATGATAATATAAATAATACCTTTTCTAAATCACTTTGATAATCGTGTTGCAATAATCTCTTCTGCCTTTGGTAGTAATCTAATACCACAATATCCAATCATGAATGCTATGGCTGGACCCCAAGTCATATCCAAGGCCCAATGTTTCATTATGGGTGGTATAAACCATTCTGCGGCTATCCACCCCACTATAATTGCCAGACCAACATCTTTTATAGCGGTCCAATTAAAATTCTTTTTTGTTAATACATTGGTTGCACCGCCTACTCCACTGGAAAGAATACAACATGTTTTAGCTCCAAGCGTTTGAATTAACCACTCCATTGTTTGTCTCCCTATTAGATTGTTACCATATAAAACCTATTTTTGTTATATACTATTATACCATACTTTTTACCGCAATGCAAGTTAAAATGTCCAATAAGTCTTTTTCTTCTCTGTTACTTCATCATCATACTCTGGATCATCGGGGTGTGTTAGGTGCCAAGACTCCTTCATATAGTGTATAGCCATTGTCATGGCATCCACTTGGTCATCGTGTGCTGCATTGGGAAACCTTAGTAATTCTTCAATCAGTTCGTCTGACCATTTCTTATTACTTGGTATCCACATTCTACCAGCTTCTATGATGGGTGAAGCCGCATATACTCTGGATACCTTATCTCTATCTGGATTATACTCCAGTACAGGTAGTCCACCTCTACGCATATCCTGTATCAGAGACTGTCCACTTGCCTTCTTCTCCACCATACACACGTCTGGCCTGTGTTCATCATAAAGTTTCTGTGCAAGCTTTCTCAGTTCTGGATATTCAAACCTGCCACGTATATTTCCCAATAATATCAGATTAGGAGTAAAGTCTTCATATCCTTTTTCATCCTGATCATACATGGAAAAGATACCCCATGTTTGTATAACACTATAATCAGCCGTAGTCTTGGTAGAGAATGCTGTATCATAGGTTTGTATTATAAAATCACAGGTAGGTGGCTCTTCATAGTCCCAATGTTTAAGCCATCTCTTTTTTATAATACCTCCTTCTTCTGGAGTGGGGTCTTGCATGTAGAGAGCATTCCAATATCGACTACCATTACTGGCCTTGATCTCACTCTCATCCATTCTTAGAACGGCATCACTCTTCCATTCAGGAAAGTAACTAGATCCTACAGGTAAGTCAAGCAATTGCGCTGCTTCTTCGTCCACCCATGCAGGTATTCTAATCACTTCCCAAGGGATCGTTTCAAACTCTCCCATATTCTCCTGTTGTTTTAGTAGCCAGCCACAGAGATCATCATAGTGGTAGCGTGTATTGATTATAACTATAGAACCATTAGGCATAATACGGGTTCTTAGTCCAGCAGGATACCATTCTTTAATATATTTTCTACCTGATGCACTGATTGCGTCCTCTTCAGACATTACATCGTCCAGTATAGCAATATGTGCGCCACGTCCAGCTATTTGAGAGCGTACACCAGCAGCATAGTAGGTTCCATTCTGGTTTGTCTTCCACTTGCCAGCGGCTCTTACGTCGCTTCTTAAAGAGACTCCTTTAAATATCTTTTGAAATTCTTCTGTATTGACAATATCCCTTACAGATCGACCAAAATCAGAGGATAACTGGTCACTATGGGAGACAGTCAGTATTTCATGTGTAGGATTTTTACCAATATACCAAGCAGGAAACAATTTTGAGCAGATAACAGACTTTGAAGACCGTGGTGGAAGAAAGACCATCAGTCGTTTTGTTTTACCAGACTCTAAATCTTTTAATTTATTAGAAATAAGTTCAATATGTTTACCCATACGCCAATCAGAGACAAGCATAGGAGCCATCATTCTAACAAATGTGAGAAAATCACTATTAGATTCTTGATTTACTTTAATATCTAGTAAATCTTTTAAGTTAATAAAGGGTTTTAGGTACTCGTTAGTACTTTCTAGTAATTCCATAGGTACTATTATACACTATTTTGTTCTCCAATGCAACTATTAAATTAAAATAATTATAAATAATATAAATTAAAGTAACTTTAAAGTAACTTTATAGCCGCCCCAAAGGTTTTGAGGAGAAGTCCGTAATTTTTTAAAAATATTTGTCAGTGCTGTTTTATATATATGCTGGGGCGGCACATTTTTTCCCCGTGGGTGTCATGCGAGACTTTATAATTGCCGAATTTTTAAAAATAACAGATACCTTATAAATATATATCCCAAACTTTCTAGAAATTCTAGAAGAATTATAGAGAATGCCGCTATATATCATCCTTCCCGTCTCTATAATGCCGCACCATGCCAGCCAAACCCTAGCAAATCCACCATTTTTATATTATATATAGTCCCAAAAACTAGGCATTTTATATCAGATATAGATGATATATAGCCAAAACTAGCCTCGTAAGTCATTGAAAACATTGAACAAAATCCATAATAAACGATCATCATTTACTAAATTATCAAAAACTAAGTCATTGAAAACATTGAACAATTTATCACGAATTGACTATATTTTTTAATTCGGTTACTTTTTAAACATCATCAATTTGATGATACATTTTTAAACTTAAAAAAAGGAATTAAGACCATGACCAACTTAATAAACGACATAAATAAAGACTGGAAAAAATTCGACAACAATCAACAAACTACTTTTTTAAAGTCTATAGGTTATAAAGTAGTAAAAAAAGAATTGGTTGCATCTTTAGAAGATAATTCAGTTTCATTGGTAGACATTACCGCCAAACAACTAAACAAAATTAAAAAGACCGTTGGTTTTGATAACTGGTCGCAAAAACAAGTTAATGCCTACGATAAAGAAAACGGCACAAACTACGGTGAGCTACTACAAGGTATCTCATGTCCTACGGCTCGCAATACCATGCGCTCCGATATCCTCTGGTATTCTGAATATAAAAAGGAAGCTTTAACAGTATTAGAGGAACGCATTGAAAAAGACAAAAAGACTAGTTCTTTATCTTCACTAAAAAAGCACACAACCGCCGCTATTAAGAAACTTGAAAAAGAAATTGCAGACGCTAACGAAACAACAGAGGCAGAGACAACAGAGCCAGAGGCAGAGGCAGAGACTGCGGAAATAATTAAACCAGCCTCGGAAGAGGAATATGCAAAAGCTATAATCCTAATGTTGAAAGATGCTAAAAAAGCTGGCAAGGACACAAAAGCAATTATTCAGATGATGGGTGACATGCTAAAAGCTGAAAAGCTAAACAAGTAATCAGAGGCTAGGGAATGCTTGCAAGACTTCGTGAGCGTTCCCTAAACTTCTAGAATTTCTAGAAACTTGCAACATTAATTTAAATATGTTATAAGTTTGTATAAATTCAGAAACTAGGAGGAATTAAGAAAATGCGTTCTAAAAAATTAGCTATTATTTTTGGTATAATCTGTTTAATTTATCTAGCATTAGGACTACATAACCACATTCACAATGGCGGTCTTGACAGCATAGAATTTGCGTCTATACTTGGGGCTGTACTGTTTGGCGTTAGTTCATTAGTGATGATATTTAAAAAAGATTAATTATAAACTTCTAGAAATTCTAGAAACTTGAAAGGAAAGAAAATGTCAAATTTAAAACCAATCGCAAGTAATATGAAGGAGTTAATTGTTAATGGTGTATCAATTCTATTTAGTTATGAAACACCCGTTGCCGGATGGGATAACGAGGGAGCATTTAAAACAGAGGAAAAGTATTCAAAAACGACAACAAGACACGTTAATAAATACTTAGGCGGAAAAGATATAGGCCGTACAGTATCGCAAGAATATATCAATAACCTAGTATCATAAACTGGTTTACATATAGGGCAGTATGTGTCACAATGTACTGCCTCAATATGCAAATTAGATAGGACTAAAACACAATGGCAAAAGCTAAACCATACTACGGAAATTTTAACCCTAATAAATTGTTAAAACCTAGACAAAATTATGATAATGTTTATACTGCACCAGATAACACGATTAAAAATTTAGACGGTAATCATGTTGTGGATAGTCAGCAAATTAATCTAATGCGGCTTGACCATTTAACCAAAATGTACAACAAACATAAAAGGGAACAATGGTTTAAAAATAGAGATTATAATAAATGGATAGATAACACTTGCAATGAATTAGAAAAACTGTTATAAACTTATAGAAATTAAATAATAGATAGGGTTTTCTAGGTATGGTGGGGCGTACTCCTCACAAAACTCATAGGTTAGCTACCTTATCGGATGAAATAGTATTCATACTTAGAAAATCCTATCTATTATTTAAGTCTAACAAGTAAAATCTAGGAGATTGAGCAATGCAAAACAAAATTAAAACAATGAAATTTAACCAACAAGAATATAAAGAAATGTACCGAGAGTTTTGCTTAGAGGGTAACATCCAGCCCACAACTAAAGGCTTTGGGGAATTTTTAGATTGGCGTAAAAATGTTGAAGCATTATTTAGCAATAAGGATTAACACTGAAAGGAAAAACAATGGCAATAAAAAAACACACAAAAGAAACTAAACAAAAAATATTTGATTTAGTGGATAGTGGTCTAAGTAGACGTGAAGTAGGTGAAATAATGGGCATGACAAAAAATGCTATCATAGGAATAATGCGTGACGCTGGTAAATGTAAGAAAGCAAACTATGCCTATGTATCTTACAAAGTAGATACGATTAATAATAATTATGATAAATCAGTAGCGTTTAATGAACATAAAGAAATAATCTCACAACATGAGATATCTAAAAAAAGATTATTAGCAGTGAATCCCTTTGGATATTAAAAAATAATTGTCTTAAAAGGAAAATAAAATGATCATGAAAATATTAAAAGGATTTTGTTTTGCAGGTTTAATGCTTGCATCTATTCTAACAATGGCATGCGGTACAACATGGGACACTGGACAAGTATGGTATGGGCAAGCTATTGCTACATGTTTTATACTAATGTCATTAGTGCTTGCATATGTAGCAGTATTAGTGCTAGTATGGAGACATTAATAAACTTCTAGAAATTCTAGAACTTTGAAAGGATAAAAAATGTTAGTAAAAGAAGCTAAACAGTTTGGCAACATATCCAAGGGTAACACGAAAATGCCGGGAACTACGTTCGCCATTGATGCGTTTTCTTGTAATGTAGGAAGTAAACTTGCAAAGATTGAGGGTACGCCATGCTTTAGTTGCTATGCCCGTAAGCTACAAAAGCTAAGACCTAGTGTAGATCAAGGCTGGAAAGCTAATCTTACTAAATGGCAACAAGCTAATAAGTCTGAATGGGTACAAGCTATGACGTTTCAGATTAATCGCTACAATGTAGACGGCTACCATAGATGGTTTGATAGCGGCGATTTACAATCATTGGAAATGCTACGCAATATTGTAGACGTGGCATTACTAACGCCACATATAAAACATTGGCTACCTACTCAGGAACGTGGCATAGTGGAAGCATACCGCAAACAATATGGACAAGAGCCTAGCAACCTAGTCATAAGAGTATCCGCCTCAAAAGTAGATGCAAAGACTATGCCTAGATTCGCAAACACGTCTATGGTATTTACTAAACATGGCAAACCATTGGGCAAAGAGTGCAAGGCTAGAACAAGAGGCAATCAATGTGGAGATTGTAGGGCATGCTGGTCAAAAGATGTAGAAGTTATAGCTTATCCGAAGCATTAAAAAAAAACTAGACAATGTAGTATGAGTAGTATATAGTAGTATTATTATATAACTGTTTTAAAAAATTTAAGGAAAAGACAATGATCCAAGATAATGTTGAAATTGATGTATTACAAGCACAATTAGATAGTATACCCGTAGACATTGAGTTGATAGCAGTTAAAAACTCAAGACAAATACAAGTAATATTGGAGGGTCAAGTGTATAAAACTTTTCCATCTATCTCAGCATTTAAACAAACATTGAGAAACACTTTTGATATTGTAGAAAAAAGTAGAAAGGATAGAAGATAATGAGTAACCAACACAACGATGCTATTAAAGAGATGTTATTTGAAGCGGCAATGACTTCATTAGTCTCCAATGGTGCGCCAGATAATGAAGAGACAGAACTAAAAGCTGTTAAAATTGTAGCCCAACAATGGGAAAACTATAGAGAAGGAGAATAAAATGAGAAAGAAAAATCCTTTTGGTAAAAGTACCACCCAAGATAAACCCTACGCCATATATGAAGATGGGCATGGGTGGCAATGGCGTGTATTAAAAACATATCAACACCCTGATAATGAAAAGGGTAATGAGTATGCACGATGGCTTGTGTCGGCAACATCACCACTAATGCACGATGGTGGCTATGAAATGGGTGATCAATATTCTAATATAGTATTGGAGTCTGGTTATCTAACATCAGCTACTGATGAATGGAAACAATTTTATGGAGATTAAAATGGACATGTCACCACAAGTATATATGTTTAGAGCAGTGGCAACTAGAGCCGCATTAAAATTGTGGAATAAACATGGCATTAAACCTAATAGATGGACAACTAAGCGCACTCTATTAGATATAGCTACAATTTATACAGGTAATAAGTATAAAAATAGTAAAAAAAGTAGTGAGCAAGCATATAATGACTTGACATTATGGATTGAAAGTAATAGTTAAATAAAACTTCTAGAAATTCTAGAACTTTTAAGTATTTAAAACTAAGGAGATGACCAATGAAACTAAGACCAGAGTTTGAAAAGGAGTGTTTGAAGGCTGTTATTAACGATATCAAGAAAGAGATAGCTTTCGGTTTAGACAATGCTAAAAATAGCGAAGCTCTACTTGAGGCTGATACGTGGATTGATGTTTACGATAAAGAAAACGATGAGATTTATTCCATTAATTATTCGTGGGATTGGTCTAATGACGAAAAAGAAGTAAGCGTCGTGGCTTACCCAACAGAAGAGTACACAAAAGACGGTAAAACTTATGTTCGTGAGCTAACAACTGGTGATTGTGTAATTATTTTAGGAGATGACTTATGAAAAGTATTATTGTATTTAATGATAGTCATAAATCTGATGGATTTGAGGAAGCAGTAGGACTTATTAATGAACTAATAGAAGATAAGAGTTCTCTTCAAATAAACTATATATTTCTTGAAGATTTCGTGAGTGATGAGGGTGAATACGCTTTCCATGTTTGGATTACAAACGGAGATGACCAATGAGACATATAACATTAACTGAATTTATTGCCAACGTAAAAATGACCTGCGGCTCTTCATTTTATGGTCGAGATGATGGAACCACACCTCACTCATTTTACTTGAACGCCGCTAGAAGTATGTTAAGACGAAGATTAGAAAAAGATTTGGAAAAATTTGACTATCCTCGTGATTATTATTTTTCTAAAGAGGATTCAGAAAAACTAGCAGAAGTTTACGCAGACACAGCCAAACTTATTCATGAGAAGATGAATAAATTTAACAATGAATATAATAAAATACAAAGATTAGCGGCGATGGTAGATAAACAAGAGAGATGACCAATGACTGATAATAAATGGTGGCACATAGTTACATGGTGTAAGTGGTGCAACGGTGAAGGCTATACTACTGACAATAACCCAAGCAAAAGAGAAGAGGTATGTAGAGAGTGCGAAGGTATAGGTGAGCATACTTATGTCGAAGAAGAATGGCGTTATGAAGATGAGCAGGAAGTACGAGACAACTATGAAGATATAAAATCAATCAAATTATTGGAGGGTACATCATGGGGAAGTCCAACACTAAGCATGGAGTAAAGAAAGTAAATACCTATGCTAAATCATTACAAAATAATAAGTATAGACAACGTGTAGTACCTAGTGCTAAAAAGTATAAACGAAATAGGAGAGTTGAAGATGAGTGATAGAACAGTAGCGATTGAAGGTTGGGATCAACTTGAATGGTTGATGAGTGATAGATGGGATATGACATTACAAGAAGCCTTGCAATGTATGGTTGATAATAATCAAGATATGAGTTTTCTTAATGATGTTAAAGGGTTACACGTATTAAGAATAGCCAATGGAGAAGAATAATGTTATTAGAACGAACATCAATGATTAGCAACAAGACTACGACAATGGAGTTACCCATAACCAATGAACAGCTTGATCGTTGGAAACAGGGAGAACTTATTCAAAATGTATTTCCTGACTTGACACCTGATGAACGTGAGTTTATAATGACAGGTATTACAGCAGAAGAATGGAGAACCCTATGAATATATTTTATTTACATCGTGATCCTGTTGTTGCGGCGCAGATGCAATGTGACAAGCACGTAGTCAAGATGATATTGGAAAGCGCACAGATGCTCTCTACTGCTCACCGTGTATTGGATGGAGATGACTACGCTAATTCACGAGGACTGTATAAACTGGTGCATGAAAACCATCCTAGCACACGCTGGGTACGCTCTCATCATAAACACTACAATTGGTTATGGAAACATATGATAGCCTTGATGGAAGAGTACACACACCGCTATGATAAAGTTCACGAGACAGAACGATTAAATGATCCACTGTCCATATCACCAGTTAATATTAATTTCAGTGATCATTTCTTAGACCCACCACAATGTATGCCTGATCAGTATAAAAACAAAGATACTGTGCAAGCCTATCGTGATTATTATATTGGAGAAAAATCTAGCTTTGCTAAATGGAATAAGTGTGGTAATATACCTGAATGGTATAGGAAAGGAGATAACTAATGTTTAATAACCCTTTAACTGGATACCTTGTATGTATTGGTATTATATTAGCTACTTTACTATTGGTATATTTAAAAGTAAGTGGATTTACTATAGGATAATACAATGAAAGCAAGAGAAAAAGATGGATGGATACGCCGCTATGATTTGTACCAGTTGGCTAACCACCCTGCAAACATAGCAACAGATTGGCCTAGAGAATGGATGTGTTACCAGTATCCAGCGGAGTTTCAAAAGCTGGCTGTTAGATTATCACTAAGAATTTTAGATGGAGATGGCTAATGAGTTTATATATTCAATTACGAGATGAATTATTATCTTCTGAAGAAGAACTTACTGTTCGTCAATATTGGATTAAAGCAGACTGTATTGAACTCCAAGAGGATTGTCTTGCTTATCTTGATACAGAGGATGGTGAGTGGAAACATATTAGTCAAAAGGATGACAAGTTTTATTTGTCTCCTAGCATGTTTGAGGACAAGCCCTATCCTGATGATTTAGGATATGATTTTCTATGGGTTAGAGACAGGTTAATGGATGGTTGTAAACTTGATTAAAGCCTTGGCAGCGGCTCCCAACCATTCCTTTAAATAGGGTGGCGTGAGTGGCTCCCGACTACTCCTTTAAATAGGGTGGCGTGAAGAAATCGGGTAGCTGTCGTTTATTTTTGTAAATTAGGAGAGTGACTAATGAATATACACCCAAGCCTAGAGAAGTTACCTAAAGATCACAGGCTACATCCAGATAAGGTGAAGCAGTGGATCAAGGTTAATACCGATATGCTTGCATCTATTCGTAAGGATGTGAGAAACAATGTTAAGGGTGCTATTGCTAGACAAGCAGACATTGAAGGTTACATCAAGAACATGCGGAAATATCTAAGAGATGGTGATTGGATTGATATGTTCTATGGTGTAAATCAAGAAGGTAGAATAATGTTGAAGTGTGTAGCTATGGCATATAACAGTGACGGCACAGCAAAGCGTGACGTTGGAACATGGTATCCAGACATGGGTATCTATACAAAGGAGATGGAAGATGAGACTACCTGATGGATGGATGTCTCCCTATGAGTGGGAGCTATGGATGGAAAATACTTGTGATGAAATGCCACCGTGGTATAGTGATGTTAATCTGAGAGAGGATGCCTACAGGGAATACCTCAAAGAAAACGCACAATATACTTCAAAAGAAGTAACTAAAGAAAGGTTGAAAAAGTTTCTTAAATAATATAATATAATTATAGTTGCATGCTACAAGATAGTATGATATAATGTTATTATGAAGGATATAAATTATGAATAAATATAATTTTAAATCTCACGATGAAGTACCTGATAATCTAGCAGATTATGTAGTGGATGTATGCGTCTTCTCTGGACTAGAAATAAATAGCTTGACAGATATTAAATTATCTGATATAAATGGTTTTCTAAATGGTCTTGAAGAACAAGCTGATGAGGTAGTTGAATGAGTGTAGTAGAGGGTAAGGTGTGGGGTATGACAATGCCCCTTATTCAGAGGCCACAGCTAGAGGTACATAGTATCTTTGTTAATGCTGGTGGATATTGTTCCAAGCATAAACATCAATCAAAGATAAATGCTTTTTATGTAGAGGAAGGAGAATTAGAAATACATAGATGGAAAGATTATAACTTGGTAGATGTTACAGTCTTATACAATGAAGATGTAGCTATAGTTCCTGCTGGTGAGTATCATATGTTTAATGCTAGAACAGATACTAAAGCACTGGAGATATACTGGTCTGAGTTACACATCAATGACATTGAAAGAGAAATAGTAGGGGGAGTTGATGAAACTCTTGATCTATTTAATTCTCCAAAGAAAAATAACTTTGGAAAAGTATTTAATATAGATGACTTAGAGGGGAAAGAGTAATGTCTGTTATAATGGAAGTAGCAAAACAAAGCGGCAGTCCTAAATTAATTATGAAAGAAGATTATAATTCTCTAGATTTTTCAGAGAAGTTACAATGTCTAGTATCAATACGCACAGCTATTGAAAAAGAAATAGCCTTTACTGAAAAAGACTTCAGAAGATTTGTTAATAAACGTAGGTTCTAAAAGGATTAGTATAATGGATAAAGATTTTTTTGAGTGGCTGTTCAAAGCACTAAAGATTGATGTCAATGGTAGGTCAATGTACTCAAACATTTATAAAGATGGATTTAAAAATGTTAATCGTTATACAAGAGCAGGTAAGGACGGTAAGTTTGTTACGTGTCCTCACTGTCATGCTGATACTCTTGTCTATCATTTCTCATGGGTTTGGATGAGTTGTAATAATTGTATGGCATCTGTTGATAAAGATGATTGGCTGGTTAAAGTTTGATGTATAAAATATTATTATTGTTATTATTTTTTAGTACATCTGCACTGGCACAGTCAGAGTACATTCCAGAACAAAGTAATTTAAATTCAGAGGAGTTGTGTTTGGTTCAAACAATATACTTTGAGGCAAGAGGAGAGAGTTTTGTAGGTCAGCTTGCTGTCGGTAGCGTTGTGATGAAGAGGCTGAATAGTAACTCATATCCAGATACTATCTGTGGTGTAGTAAGAGCAGGTGTATACTGGAAAGGTAATCCAGTTAAAGACAAGTGTGCATTTAGTTACTGGTGTGATGGTAAGAGCGAGAAGATGTATGACATAATGGCCTATGATGATGCTGTTACAGTTGCCAATATGATTTTAAGTGGAGCTAGAATAGAAACTATTAAGAGTGCTACACATTATCACGCAGTTTATGTCGAACCTTCTTGGTCTTTTAAGTTAAAAAGAATAACGAGAATAGGTAAGCATATATTTTACAGGAGATAAAGTTCTAGAAATTCTAGAAGTTTAAATATAAACATGTTTGTAATTGTCCAAGATATAATTAAAGAAGCACACAAAGACTTGAAAGAGTTTGATTGCTTTGATATTTTGACAACCCCTACTGGATTTCCAATGAAGTTTAAAACAGAAGGGGAAGCACTTAAATTTCTAAATGACTTAGGAATTGATATGCCAACAGGATCAGATCAAGGAGAAATTAGAATTGACAGACTCCATTAAACAATACAACGCTGTGGTAGCTCAACTAAATAAAAATATAAGTTCGCTTCAAATTATAAATAAACGTCAGGCTGAGACTATTAAACAGTTGAGAAGAGAGCTATCCATAGCACGTCAAGAAAAAGGTTCTGGTAATATGTGGGCTGAGTTAGATGGCAGCAGAGATAATTAATTTTTATAAGCACTGGAAAGAACGGCAAGAAAAGTTAAGGAAATCAATGGGTTATCCAGATGATTTGTGGTACATGATGCTCGACAATGGTTATGATCCTTTAGATATAGATGACGTGAAAAAATTTATAGATGATTTTGAAAAGGATATGATAGGCAATGACTAAAAATTTATGGCAAAAAGACAGGGCAACCCTATTTAAAAATTATGTACGACAGTATAAAGAAGAAGGCTATGACGTAAAAGAAGCAAGGCAGTTAGCCAAGATTGAAATCAATGAGGTCATGGCAGATAAAGAAGACTTTGTAGATAATCTTTGGAAAGAAACTTTTGAAGATGTATAATCTAATTTACAAAGATAAGATAGTACAAAGATACAAAACCAAACGTGAAGCAAAAAAAGATCTTGACGACAGGGCTAGTCTATGCTATATGTTAAGAGTAAATCCTTCTGAAGCATATTTAATTACGAAAGGAAAGACCCATGCAACCAGAAGAAAAAGGTTGGAAAGGACCATGTGATGAGTGTGGATCATCCGATGCCAACCATCACTATCCTGATGGACACACCTATTGTTACAGTTGTAAGACTCATAAACCTGCAAAGGAAGTAACCACTATGGCTACAGTACAATCCAATACAAATCAAAACTCTCTGAAGTTACTAAACTCTAGTAGACTTGCTGAGTACAATGATATACCTGAACGTAAGATTACAAAGGAGACTGCAAGAAAATTTAATACCCTCACCAAGAAGAAGGGATCAATGACAACGCACCATGTCTATCAGTACTATGACAGTAAAGGCAATCACATCTGTAACAAGGTGCGTGATACTGCCAACAAAAAGTTCTGGTCTGAAGGCAACATGAATGGGGCTGGTCTGTTTGGTCAGAATGTGTTTACCCAAAAGGCAAAGTTCATTACCATCTGCGAAGGTGAGGTAGATGCCATGTCTGCCTATCAGCTAATGGGTTCTCAATGGCCTGTTGTCTCACTCAAGAATGGTGCGGCATCAGCGGTATCAAACTGCAAGCAATCGTTTGAATACCTAAATCAATTCGGTAATATTGTATTGTGTTTTGATAATGACAAGGCAGGTAGAAAAGCGGCAAATGAAGTTGCTGAAATATTTGAACCCAATAAATGTAAGATAATGCAACTTGATTTAAAGGATGCCAATGAGTGCCTCAAGGTAGGCATGAGGTCAGAAGACTTTATCAATGCTTGGTGGGCCGCAAAACCTTTTACTCCTGCTGGGATTATCAATCTACATGATCTTGGCGACAGTCTCTATGATGAAGACTATTGTGAGACTTGCCTGTACCCTTGGTCTGATCTCAATGAGAAGACCTATGGTATGAGAACAGGTGAGCTTGTCACGTTCACCAGTGGGGCTGGCATGGGCAAGTCAAGCATCATGCGTGAACTCATGCACCACCTCATGATGAATACCAAGGATAACATTGGTGTCTTGGCAATGGAAGAGAGTGTACGTAACACAGCCTTCAACATCATGAGTGTCGAGGCCAACGCTAGGCTTTACATTAAAGAAGTGCGTGAACAGTTTACACCTGAACAACTACGTGAGTGGCAAGAAAAAACTATAGGAACAAAAAGGTTCTTTGCCTTTGATCACTTTGGTTCAATTAGTAACGATGAAATCCTAGCTCGTGTACGTTACATGGCTAAAGCATTGGAGACTAAGTGGGTGATACTGGATCACCTCAGTATCTTAGTGTCTGGTCAGGAAGATAATGGTGATGAACGTAAGTCAATAGATATTCTAATGACCAAGTTAAGGTCACTGGTGGAAGAGACAGGCATAGGTTTGCTACTGGTGAGCCACCTACGTAGGCCAGCAGGTGATCGTGGTCATGAGGATGGGCGTGAGGTATCTCTCTCACACCTACGAGGCTCTGCCAGCATTGCACATCTAAGTGATGCGGTCATAGCCTTGGAGCGCAACCAGCAAGCAGACGATGAGCAAGCTGCCAACACTACTACCATACGTATTCTAAAGAACAGGTACACTGGCGACACAGGTATTGCTTGTTATCTACACTACGATAAAGAAACTGGTCGAATGACACAAATTGATAACCCTTTTATGGAGAATGAATAATGAATACGATGGGCAAGCGTAAACGATTTGATAGGGCGTTGTATGAAGTAGCAGATAGAGATGCAAAGGCCGCTACCTTGAAGTATATTAAAGATATGAACTACACCACCATAGATACAAAGGAAAGAAAAGACTTTGATATTATCTGCAAAGCATCAGAAGATATTCATCACCTCTATGAAGTAGAAATAAAATATTCTTGGAAGGGTGATTGGAACCCTACTTGGAAGGAGATACGAATACCTTATCGCAAGAGCCGCTTACTTACTAAGTGGAAGGAGCAATACCCTGACGCACTCTTCACATTCATAGTGTGGCGTAATGATTGTAAACAAGCATGGCATATTGACGCAAATATTTTACTTGACTGTGAGGTAAAAGAAGTGTCTAATAGGAACATCAGAAAGGGTGAGAAGTTCTTTCACATTAACGTAGAGGATGCTTGTCTCATTGAGGTAGATTAAATGACAACAGCTATAGTTGATATTGAAACAGATAGTTTGAATGCAACAAAGATACATTGTATCGTAGCAAGGAGTTATGAAACAAATAAAGTTAAGGCGTGGGTAGGGCAGGAGTGTTCAGAGTTTGCTAGTTGGTCGCAGCAGATTGATACTTTTATTATGCACAATGGTATCAGCTTTGATGCTCCTGTCCTAAATCGTATACTAGGATGTAACATAAAGCTTAATCAAATACGTGATACTCTTATTGAGTCACAGCTTTACAATCCCATAAGAGATGGTGGGCATTCTCTTGAGGCATGGGGCAAGAGCCTTGGCTTTGAGAAGGGAGACTTCCATGACTTCTCAGAGTACTCTCCTGAGATGCTGGAGTATTGTAAACGTGATACAGAGGTAACACGTCTGGTAGCACAGGAGCTAGAGAAAGAAGGCAAGGATTTTAGTTCTCAGTCTTATGAGTTAGAGCGTAAGGTCAGAGCTATAATAGATAAGCAACAGAACAATGGCTTTGCTTTTAAATTAAAAGAGGCTATGATCCTACAGGCTCAGTTGCAAGATGAGTTGCATGAACTAGAGTCCAAAGCAGAGGAAGACTTTGAACCCACAGTGGTTGAATTAAAAACCAAGACTAAGTATATACCTTTTAATATAGCAAGTCGTAAGCAGATAGCAGAGAGACTACAGGCTAAAGGGTGGAAGCCCAAGCAGATGACTGACAAAGGTAACGTGATTATTAATGAGGCAGTCTTATCAAAGATTGATATGCCCGAAGCCAAGATGTTTAACAGGTATTTCCTATTGCAAAAACGCACTGGCTTATTAAAGTCTTGGATATCAGAATGCCAAGAAGACAACCGTGTACGTGGCAAAGTAATGACACTGCGTACCATAACAGGAAGGATGGCACATGCAGTACCTAATATGGCACAAGTTCCCTCTATCTCTAGTAGCTACGGCAGAGAATCTAGGGGATTATGGGGCGTTGATGATACGACTAAGTATCGCTTGGTAGGTGTTGATGCCAGTGGTCTTGAACTGAGATGCTTGGCTCACTACATGAATGACCCTGAGTATACCAACATCGTATTGACAGGTGATGTACACACAGCTAATCAGCAAGCCGCTGGATTAAGAACCAGAGATCAAGCCAAGACTTTTATCTATGCTTTTCTCTATGGTGCAGGGCCAACCAAGATTGGTAAGGTGGTTGGTAAAGGGCCAGCCGCAGGGCAGAACCTTATTAAAAAATTCTTGGAGCGTACACCAGCATTGGGAAGACTAAGAGATAACGTAGCAAGATGGTCTAAGAGTGGCACCATACCTGCATTGGATGGTAGGTTATTACATATTAGGTCAGAACATGCGGCATTAAACACTCTACTTCAAGGTGCTGGTGCTATAATATGTAAGCAATGGCTTGTTCATATTATGGAACGAGTCATAAAGGCTGACCTAGATGTAAGGTTGGTTGCTTCAATTCATGATGAATATCAATTTGAAGTAGCTATACCAGATGTAAATAGGTTTTGTAAACTAACAAAGGAGGCAATGACACAGACACAAAAAATACTTGGAGTTAAATGTGAATTAGACTGTGATTATAAAGTTGGAAAAACATGGGCTGATACACATTAAGTGCTTGACAAATTAAATTAGATAGTGTATAATGATGTAGTTAAAGTAGTAGACAAACATATCAACAGCTACGATAGTGTAGCACTAAACACAAGGAGAAACATATGGCTATTCAACCTTTATATTTAACTGGTAAATGTTATTGGGCTTCTGTTGTAGAACCCAATAGTACGTTTGAACCAACATGGCAAGTTGATCTTTGCCTTGATGAAGATACTAAAGCTTTAGTTCAACAAGCTGGTTTAAAGGTTCGTAATAAAGATGACGAGCGTGGAGAGTTTGTCACATTAAAGCGTAAGGTGCAGGGTAAGAATGGCCCACGCAAAGCACCTATGGTAGTGGATTCCCAAAACAATCCTTGGGATAATAAACTTATTGGGAATGGTAGTGTGGTAACGGTAAAAGCCCTTCCCTTTGAGTGGAACTATGCAGGTAAGTCAGGTAAGTCGGCTGACCTTGCAGGAGTTCAAGTAGTGGAGTTGGTTGAGTATGGGGATAAAGACTTTGATGTTGTAGAGGGTGGCTATGTTAATCAAGCAACCGCTGAGATGTCAGATGATATCCCGTTTGGTAACTAGGTGAGTGTGGGGGTGTTACATTAGGGTTAGTGTAGCACCCCCCATTTTATTATGAAAAAAATTGAAACATTAGTAGAAGATATATATGATCTTTTCAATCTTACTCCTATAGAAAGGGATGAAAAAGAAGTCGATAAACTCATAGATAAGTTTGGAGATATGCTTAAAGTTCATATCAAAGAATTTATGTATAGTAAACCAAGAGATGGTCATCTAAGATTGTCTGGTATTGGTAAACCAAACAGGCAGTTGTGGTATGATGTTAATACAAAAACAACTGAAGAAAGTTTACCACCAAGCACAAGGATTAAATTTCTTTACGGTTATATATTAGAAGAATTATTATTATTATGTGCCGAAGTTGCTGGTCATACAGTAGAGGCACAGCAGAAAGAAGTATCAGTAGAAGGAGTACAAGGACATCAGGATGCAATTATTGATGGGGTTTTGGTTGATTGTAAGTCTGCTTCTGGGAGAAGCTTTGACAAGTTTGCTTCTCATAACATAGCAGAGGATGACCCCTTTGGTTACATAGCACAGATATCTGCGTATGCTCAAGCCAATGGCATAGATAAAGCAGCTTTCCTTGCTATAGATAAATCTACAGGTAAGATTTGCTTAACACCTGTTCACTCAATGGAGATGATAAATGCTGGCGACAGGGTTAAGAAAATTAAAAAGATTGTGGCAGGAGATACTATACCTGATAGGTGTTATGATGCTGTACCTGATGGGAAGTCTGGTAATTATAAGCTTCCTATTGGCTGTGTTTATTGTAGACACAAGGAGTTGTGTTGGTCCGATGCTAATCAAGGGCAAGGTATTCGTACATTCAAGTATGCACATGGTAAAAGATATCTGGTACAGGTTACAAAGACACCTGAAGTTGAAGAACTAACTAATGGTATATAAGTATACTTTAACTGACCTTGAACAAAAGCTTTGTTCTGAGGGTGCTAAAATGCGTTATAATGTAGCACGTTCATCAGGTGTAAATAATGGTAAAATTGGGCCTCAAAGCAATGCAGAAACAGACCTTCTAGGATTAGGCGGTGAATTAGCAACAGCTAAATGGTTGAATGTTTATCCAGATTTAACTATATATGCAAGACAGGGGGGAGTTGATTTGTTATCTCACTCTGGTATGCGTATAGATGTAAAAACAACTAAGTATTCAACAGGAATGTTGCTTGCAAAAATAAATACACCATATAAAGATATTGATTCCTTTGTTTTAGTTACCGCTGAATATCCTTCTTTTATTGTTAGAGGATGGGCAACTAAAGATGAATTAATTGATCCTAAAAATATAATTAATTTAGGACATGGAGAGGGTTATGGTTTAAAACAAAACCAATTACGAACAGAAACAATATAAGTATGCACTGGAAGTATCACAAGAAGCCTGATCCCAACAGTCATTTTGGGTTTGTCTATCTTATTACAAACAAGAAGACAGGTAAAGCTTATGTGGGATGCAAACAGTATTGGCATAAAGTAAAGAGAAAGAAGGGTAGCTCCAAGACAACCAAGAGAGAATCTAATTGGGTTGTCTATATGGGTTCTTCTAAATTGCTATTGGAAGATATCAAGAAGACAGGCAAGAGAAATTTTAAGTTTGAAATAATAGCAGAGTTTAAAAATAAAAGAAGTTTAAAATACTATGAACTGTACTATCAAATGAAATATAATGTTTTATCATCTACCTTGGAAGGTACAGATGAACCAGCATATTATAATAATTATGTAGGTGGTAAGTTCTATAGACCAGTGCAAGAGTTTGAGAATGAACCTACAAGATTTAGATAATATATTAAAGCTACAATCAGAAGCTTTTAAAAATCCAGAGAATGTACTATTCTTATCGGTTATATACCAAGCGTTACTTGATGCAACTGAACCTAAAGTTGAGAATGAAAAGACAAGTATAACATCTATAAGAAATCAAGCAAAGGCTTGGTTCTTTGCATCAATAGGTGTAACATGTGAAGACTTTGAACTTATCTGTGATAATGCTGGTCTTAGACCCTCTATGGTTAGGGAGTTTGCATACTACATTATTAATTCAGATGATAAAGATGAAGCCAGAAGTAGATTAAATCTTATATGGAAAGGAGCTAATGATAGTTAGATGTCAGACTTACAAAGCGATCATGAATTTACTCGTGAATCAAGAGACAATTATATCTTGAGAAGGATGAAAGAAGATAGAGAACGAGTAGTAGCTGAAGTTAATGAAATGTCTAATTCATATTTAGATAAACTAAAAGAAGAAACTATACTTGATAAACAAATAGGAGGAGATCATTATAAAGATTGTAAGATACAACCCGTCGAGTACATACATGCTAATGAATTAGATTACTTTGAAGGTAATGTAATTAAGTATGTCACCAGACACAGAACAAAAGGAGAAGGCAAAAAAGATATTGAAAAAGCCATACACTACGCTGAACTGATACTAGAACTATATTATAAATAAGAGGGAACTATGCCAAACAACTACTTACCAACACTTTACCAAGAATTTATACATCTATCAAGATACTCTCGTTGGCTCTATGATGAAGAGAGAAGAGAGACTTGGCCTGAAACAGTGGGAAGGTACTTCTCATTCTTTAAGGAACATGTTAAAGACTTACATGATTTTAATCTGACTGCTAGTACAATAAAAGAATTAGAGGAAGCGGTGTTATCTTTAAAGGTAATGCCCTCTATGCGGTGTCTGATGTCTGCTGGTGATGCACTCAAGCGAGAGAACATAGCAGGATACAACTGTTCTTATGTTGCCATTGATCGTGTTCAAGCTTTTGATGAAATATTATATATACTTATGAACGGTACTGGTGTTGGCTTCAGTGTTGAACGACAGTTTGTTTCCAAGCTACCTGAAGTAGCAGAGGAGTTTCATTATTCTGATTCTGTTATACCTGTACCTGATAGCAAGATGGGATGGGCAAAGGCACTCAAGGAACTCATTGGTATGCTCTATGTAGGGCAGATACCTAAGTGGGATATGAGTAAGGTACGTCCAGCAGGTGCGCCTCTTAAAACATTTGGCGGTAGGGCATCAGGACCAGAGCCATTGGAGTCTTTGTTTGAATTTTGTGTACAGATATTTCAAGGTGCCGCAGGGCGTAAACTTAATTCTATAGAGTGTCACGATATTGTGTGTAAGATAGGGGAGATCGTTGTAGTCGGTGGTGTACGTAGGTCTGCATTGATTAGCTTATCCAATCTATCTGATGACCGTATGCGCCATGCAAAAGCTGGGCAATGGTGGGAAGCTAATCCACAAAGAGCCTTGGCAAATAACTCTGCTTGTTATACAGAGAAGCCAGATATAGGTATTTTTATGGACGAGTGGAAAGCTCTCTATGATTCCAAGTCTGGTGAGCGTGGTATATTTAATCGTGAGTCTGCTATAAGAATGGCAAATAGCAATGGTCGCAGAGAAACAAAGGGATGGGAGTTTGGTACTAATCCATGCTCAGAGATTATATTAAGAGATCGTGAGTTTTGTAATCTATCTGAAGTTGTTGTGAGATCTGATGATAGCCCTGCGTCTTTAAAAGATAAAGTGCGAATGGCCTCTATTCTTGGAACTTTGCAGTCAACGTTAACTAATTTTAAATACGTATCTAAAACATGGAAGAAGAACTGTGAAGAAGAAAGACTCCTTGGTGTTTCTCTTACAGGAATAATGGATTGTTCGCATACAAATGGCAAGTATTTAAATCGCTCTGAACTTGGCGAACTTTTAGAAACGTTAAAAGGGGTAGCAGTAGATACAAATAAAGAGTGGGCAAAGAAGATTGGCATACCCCAATCAGCGGCTGTAACTTGTGTCAAACCATCAGGCACTGTTAGTCAGCTTACGGATGCCGCCTCTGGTATTCACGCAAGACATAATCCTTTTTATATACGCACAGTAAGAGGAGATAAGAAAGATCCTCTAACAAAGATGATGACAGAGTGCGGTTTTCCTGTAGAGAATGACGTTATGAAACCAGACCATACCTCTGTATTTTCATTTCCTATGAAGGTAGGTAGGGGCGCAGTATTTCGTACAGATATGTCTGCTATTGAGCAACTAGAGCTATGGCTTATATATCAGAAACATTGGTGCGAACATAAACCATCTGTAACAATCTCTGTCAAAGAACATGAATGGATTGATGTAGGAGCGTGGGTATACAAACACTTTGAGTACATGAGTGGTGTATCTTTTTTACCTTTTAGCGAACATACTTATCAACAGGCACCCTATCAAGATTGCTCTGAGACTGAATACAGAGAACTTCTTAGAAAAATGCCAAAGAATGTTGATTGGAGTAAATTATCTGAATGGGAAAGCGTAGATATGACAACTTCTGCACAAGAGTTGGCGTGTACAGCAGGTGCTTGTGAAATAGTGGATATAGTATCATGATAGAAGTTTCTGTAGATCCTAAAGTAATAGAGCTATCAAAATCAAGAGCAATAAAGATGGGTGTAATAAATAACTCTATCATGCAAGGTGATGGATCTATAGCAGGTTTTGTAGGAGAGTATGTAACCGCAGATATACTTAA